ATACTGGAAATTTATTTTCGTAAATTAATGTACTTGCTTCACTTAAAGGCATGATTGTACTCGAACAATAATTGAAGCAAGAAGTATCTTGATAAGCAAATATTTTTGGATATTTTTGCCATACATTATAAGGTCTTGTTCCGATATTGAAGAACATATTATTTTGCCCATTCCAACCATAAATTTGAACTTCGTAATCTCCAGTATAGTTGACATTCATTTGATAAACACTGTTATCTTCTACAACTGTAATGGGAGCCTCTGGATTATAATATAGCGTTGATGCTTCTGCCGGATCATAATTGAATATTGGAAGTCTTGGCCCAATATAAATAACGCTTAATTTTATTTGTTGTTCATCTAATGATGTATCATAATTAAAATCTAATCCTGCTTTAACTGTAGTATATTCGATAGATGTATCTCCAACAGGAATTTCATTGCCGATCAATAAACCACCAGGAATTGATGATGCGTCTACTGACATAAATATTGCTCCATCGATTATGTCCAAATAATATGGTTTATCTAAAGTATGGGTATTTCCTGATACATCAGTCCATTTATATCCGCTAATTGTTAATAATGGAGCTTTATAATTTTCATCAAATGCATATTGTATTAATGGGTTTACATCTGGTATTAATGTAAATTGCCATGTATATTGTTTTAACCCCATTGATGATTCAAAAATAAATGATCCTAACGATGAATCAATTGATGGGTCAGATTGATAAACCGAGTAAGCAATTGAATTTACCCATTCATCTATGCTTGGATCTCTTAAAAATCCTTGTTCTATTTGAACTATTGCATCATCATTAAATATAGTCGACGTGTCAAATGTATTATAAAATTTTATTTCGTTTTCGTAAATGAATAATGGATTAGTTACAAAGTGATTCGTTAAAACTCCATATTCTTTTTCAACTGTAACTTTCCATTGAATATCATAAAGATCTTTAAATGGAGCAATAAATGGAGATCCAAAGAATACTGCTGATGGATCTACATAAGGTAAATCATAATAATCAACAGGAGAGAATAATCCATTGCATGGATCCCAGCCAAATCTTGCCAATTCTAACAGCGTACAATTTATATCTTGGATTGTGTTCTGCTGATTATATTCCTTTAAAGTTAACAACATACTTGCATCCCCAGTTACTAATTCAGAATCTGGGTTAACGGATGTAGGAGTTAATGATTGTTCATATAAAGCTTCAGTTCCAACATTGGAAGTACCATAAATTAGGTTTCTATATCTTTCGAAATAAACACCTTCTCCGGTTAAATCATATATGCGGGCATTAACGCCAATGATATTTTTCTCTAACCAAACCTTAAGTGAATAAAGCTTGATTAGAATTTCGTTTAAATTATATTCATAGCAATTCTCAGTAATTGGATTTCCCCATTCATCAACTTCTCCTGTTTCTCGTGTAATACAATAACATAAAGAAAGTTGGTTTAATTTTTTAAGATTCTTTCTTTCTTCAGGGGTAAAATACTTTATAGTTCTCTTTCTTCCATCGGCGTCATAAGGAACGTATAAAGAAATTCTCTTACTTTCTTTTACATCTTTAAACCATTCCTTTACATAAATATCATCATATCCTAACCATTTGATAGCATTTATAAGTCCTTTATAAGTCCCAATAAATGGCATGATTTTGTCATGCTCTAAGATGATGTGTTTTGCTTTATAGTTTAATAATTGCCAATCAGGCATATCTTCATTAATGTCAGCTTCTTTAAATAGTGTAGGAATCGATTTTGGTTTAAATAATCCAAAGTTTTCAAGTAATGTATCAAGACGTTCATCTTGTCCTATTGATTGCGCGTTTACTATGATTTCCAAAATAGGCATATCAGTATCTCCAATGCGATGATACGCAACTATTTTTCTTTCATAAACACCTTCATCATCAGATCTAAATCCAATGTTTAATTGGATTCCTTGATTTAATTGATATTGACTAACATCATAAATTATCTCATCAGTCCATATAACTTCTTGTGAATGAGGATCTACATCAAAAAATTGTATAACATCTTCTTCTCCAACCATTCTGAATATCAGAGTTGAATTAGAGGTGTCATATGGAGTAACAAATATGTTTGTTGAGATTTCTTCGAGTATTGTTAAATGTTCTGTTTCGACAAGTCCTTGTGAAATTGGGTCTAAAAATAATGCACCTACATAAGTGGCACCTGGGTACATATAATTAGAAGAATCAGGAAAATTAATTGTAACATCCCCAATAGCTTGAGAATTGTGGCCATCTGGATTAAACACAGAAACATCCTTATAGGTGATGTTTGCTGACACATCATATGGAGTACCCAATTCACTAAATGTAAAATCAATTAAGACTTGAGTCTCATTATCATAATTCCAACCACTATTAGTTATTACAGTTCTAATAATGTTCCCTGATGGGTCTGTGACTGCATAACCTTCTGCATCTTGACCAATATCAGAAGCAAATATTAAGTTGATGTATGAATCAGCGTTTAAGTTTAAATTACTACCCTTTTTGTCGTATATTCTCCAAAGTTCTGGTCTCATTATTTATAGTTTCTTTTATGGGATTCTCTCATTTTTTGTTTTGTTTTTTCAGAATGTTTGAATCCAGTTTTTCCTTTGTTCCAAGGATTTTTTCCATATATTGGATTTTTTTGTCCCTTTTTTGATTCTGAAATATTTTTTCTTTCTTCTTCAGATTTAATTCTTCCTTTCTGAAAGTTACTCATTTTTTCCTTTGTTTGTTCAGAAAGTTTTCGTCCACTTAAAGATTTTGAAAGTTTTTGTTTTGTTTCTATGGAGCGTTTTTTTCCTAAATTACTTTGTCTAATTTTTTCTATAGTTTCTTTTGATAATTTTCCCCTAACATGTCCTCCTGTTGGACTTAAATTATATCCGTTTGGTTTTAATGTATTTAATTCTTTAATATATTTTTCTTCTAATATAACATTATAAAATGGATCACAATATTCCAAAATTTTTCTATTAAAATTTTGTTTTCCATATTTTTTTAAGGCTTTTAAAAAAACTTTTCCACTTCCCAAGTATTCGTCGTTTTCACTTCCATCATGTGATCCAACATATTGTTTTCCATTTATTAAATTAGTTGTTACATATACAAAATTCATTTTTATTTTATATATCAATTGATTGAGAGAGTATCTTTATCATGAGCAATTGATAACCATTTTTTAATGGATTTTGCTTGTTCTAATATATATGTCATCATGGATTCAATTTGCCCTATCATTCCTGTTTGTAATGGATTGGCCCATAATTCAGGAGATGTTATGCTTCGTAAAATTTTTCCACGATAATCATATCCTAAATTTTTAAACTGATCGTTATTATGCTTTGCCTGATAAAAATAAGGCAAGCGAACTTTATAAGTGTTTCTTGCGTAAACACCTTTTCTTGGATTTTTTATTTGATTATTTGCTGCCATTTTTTAATATTAACGTTTATCAACAGTTGTATAGGCTATTGATTGTGTTGTATTTGATAATTTACCATTCTTCAACACAAATCTTCCATATAATTCATTAAATGCACCCATTGTAGTCCCCTTTACATCAGCATATTCTGGCATAAATGGGGTATTTTCTCTTATTTTGGCATTACAGTAGTAATATTTTTTACTAAATTCTGAATCAGAATTTATTTTTCCAAATCTGATTCCTTCTCTTTTCCAATATTCTTCACAAGCTTCTTTTACTTTAAATCTTAATATTTGTTGTGGATCATTAATACTTTTAATATCTTTCCTAATTTGTTGCTTTGATTTAGGAACAAGAATATCTTTTAACGCTTCATTGACTTTTTGTGCTCTCATGCTTTTTTATAATTTTAAAAATAAGTGTCTGATATGTATCTTTTTAAATCATTTAAGTCATCAAATTTGTTTACGCATACCTCAATTCCTTCTTTTTCAAATGTATGATATACGATTTCTTTTTTATCATCTCCCATAAAAGGTGTGGAAAAGGTATCTGTATATGTCCATCCATTATCTAATAAGTAATTTAAAACCTCTCTATTTAATGCAACATCCTTAACAATTTCATCTCTTGATTTGGGAGATAAAATATTCTGCATACTTTCTTTAACTAATTTCGCTTTCATTAAATATTACTTACAATAGTTTTATTATTCTTTGAATTAAAATCAATAGGAGTTGTTCCTCTAAGATTTATGTTCAAAGTTGATAATTTATTCTTTTCGGTTGAATCATCATAATAAGTTCCATTAACAGATTCAAATCCTCCGCGAATTAATGGGTAAATATCTTTTACAGGGACTTTATTTCCAAATGCATCATAAACATAACGTTCTAGAATTATATCTCCATAATCATCTAATCCATAACTATCACCATAAATGGTTAAATTGTTTTTATCTGCGTCAAACCAAATTGAAACAGAGTCAACACCTTCAATAGCCTCAACTATACGAACAATATCTGATGCAGGTATTCTATCTCTTCTTGTATTTTTTAAGAAATATTCAGATGTTTTAGAGATAATGGATTCTCTTATAGAATCAAAATCAAATCCTTCATAAATGATTAATGTTAGATTAAGCACGAAACGTGGATATTTTAAAGACATAATAGCATTATCCACGGTAATAATTCTTTGTCCACTGTCCTCTATGAGGTCCAAGATGGCAGTCTTTTCATTGTTTGTAAGTTGAAATGAATCTAATGTACAAGAATAATAGTTTTGAGCGGCAGAAATTCTTTTATTAACATCCGGAACTAAGAACAAATAAACTGTATTATCATCTTTCTTTTGTTCTTCTAGAATTCCTTGCCATTTATATACTTCATTTTGGGCATTATCTAATTGAGTCTTTTTAGTTTTAGATAATTCGGAATCAGCTCCTACAGTTGCAAGTAAACTTCTATATTGTTCATTAACAATTTCATAATTGTCTTTTGCTTGATTATATTTGTCTAGCGCATATTTATCTTCAAATGTTGCAAATCCAGGAATTGCATCTACAATTGTAAACATATTTAATTTACGAAGAAAATAAATGTAATTGTCTGCATTTGCAAGTGTAAATGATCTTGACATATGAGGAGCTAATAATCTTGTTAGATAAAGAGGTTCTTCAAGAGTTCCAAAAAGAATATCATTTTTAATAGACACCTTTAAAATTTTATTCAAATCAATATCTTCTCCATTTAACGCATAACCTCTAGTAACAAATTTCCAACTAGCTTCAGATTCTGTTGCAGGGGTTTTAATATTTCCAGGTTCTCCATCAGTTAACAAATATTCGACTAAAATTGTTGACCCAATTCTTGGTGGTTTACCATTATATCCCGTTCCAAAGAAAATATCTATGCCTCCTGTTTGTCCTGTTTTAACCATAACAGACTCCTCATTGAATCCCATATCAATAATAGAATCTCGATTTTCCCAACGTTTTCCATCAACATAAACATTCACGAAATAATTGTCAATTCCTGCTCCTTTTTTATTTTGGAAATTGTAAGATTGAAGAGGGTCTCCGGTTCCGGTAGCTTGTTGATATTCAAGCTTTCCTTGCATCACATTCACATCTATAAAATTAGTGATGTTAGTTAGATCTAAACGAATTTCTTCACCAGGAAGAACGATAGTATAAATAAGACCATTAGTTACAGAAGTTAATTGTGTATAATTTGGAATGGCAACGGTATTTCCATACATATTAATCTTTTCGCCATTATAAGTTAGGCGTAAAGTTCCTCTTGCAGCCATTGCTCTTGAAGCGTTATGACCAGTTAGAGAAGCAATACCTTTTACACTAGCAGGACGTGAAGCAGTATTTATGTTTAATTCTGTTACAGCATCTTCAATGTAGAAGAGAATCATTCTACCAAAATGAAGAGTAATTTGTAACAATTGCCCCATTGGAGAAGCCATTGTAAAATATTGCCCTATATCTTCGTATGAAGCCTTTATGAAATTAAGCGCATCTTGATACAATTCGCTAAAACGAATTCGTGATGTCTTAAAGAATTCAAATTTTTGGTCGTTATTATTTGCCATTATATTTTTTATTTTTAATCTTTTTCTGGTAATTTATCAAATTCTTCAGGTGTTATTGGATCTATTTCCATTCCAGGTTTGTACCAATCATATTCAATTGCCAATTTTCCGTCTAATGTCCATTCAGGTATTTTCCATTCCCAATATAATTGTCCATTGTATATTTCTTCGACAAATATAAATCCTGTAACAACATAATCATTTTCTTGTGCATTTATCATTCGGTTTCCTTTTTTTGCGTATTCTACTCTAAACTTAGGAAATCTTGTTTTGTTATAAAGTCTAACTTCCTCGCCGTTTTTTGCCTTTCGAAATACAACTGGCTTAAATGTATCTCCTTGAACAATATCCCAGTATTCATGTTTTATTTGTTCTTTGGGTTTAGGTTTAAAAATATCCCCTAATGCTTCATATACTTTTTGTGCTCTCATTTATTGTATCAATACTCCGATGACCTTTTGGTTGTTTATAAAAATGTCGACGACCGCGTAATCATATCCTTCTTTTGCTTTACCAAAAGAAACACTAGGACTTATTTGATAATCCTTTGATTCGTCAACATACTGCATTATTTGTGATTTTATTCGTTCTTCTAATTCCATCTTGTTTATACGTGTTTCGAAAATAAGATCCTCTAATCCAACACCAAAATTTAAATCTCCCAGAACTTGTCCCTGACTTGTTCCAAGTATCATTTTTATTTTGGATATAATGCTCTCGATAGGATCTGAATGTTCTAAGACACCATACTTGAAATTAGGATCACTAGGATTTCTATTGTATATTTCTCGAATCATTTAAGCATTTTTATTTATATATTCTAAACTTCGAAATTGTTAGAAATTTGATATATAAAATAAACTTGATTAGTGAAGGCTAAATTCATAACTGAATCCGAAATATTTAAGGGCAAATCAGAAGAAGATTTATATAATGATTTAAAAGATATTAATCCTCTATATGCTAAAATTGTCTCTTACATTTCTACACACTATACTAATTGGTCCCCGCAAGTTTCAACAACCGTAGAAAATTTCTTTTTTAGATTTGATCCAAGAGAATGGCCTATTTCTTTTAACTATATGGGATATAGAATTCACTATGAACAACACAATGGAAAGGTAGTTTTAGGAATTGCAAATGATAAAGGTAGATATGATTATTATATCATCAAAGATTTTAATGATTTTATAAATTTAATGCGTAACAAAGGAGGAAGACCAGCAATAGAACCAGCAAGAAAAAATATTAGAAAAGTAAAAGAATCTATTGGAGATTTATTAAAGGGAAAAACAGAAGAAGAAATTGAAAAAAATCTTGATGAACATCCAGATTACAAAATAGTAGGTCCACTTTCTCATCCAACTGAACATTTAGAACAAGCTGTTCAACATAAAAATTTACAAGGTGTTTTTGATTCTTTAAAAAGAGGAGCATCATATAGTTCTGCAGTATCATGGTCATCATCTGTAACTACTGATGAGAGTCTACTTTTATTCTTATCTAAAAATGGCCAGCATCTTTTATTGGCAAACGATGGTGTTTTAGATCTTCCAAAGGAATTAACAAATGTTTTATTAAAAAGAGCTTCTCAAAACGGATTTACAGATTTAGCAAAATGGGCACTAGATAAAGGTGCAGACATAAATTATCAGGATCGAAATGGAAGTACACCTATTTATTATGCCGCTAAACACGGATATTTGGAAACAGTCAAATTTTTATT